AGTACACAGTTTTTAAAACAACTTATGGTAATAGGTGCTGTTGTCCAGACAGGTAAACATGTATTTGACTCAGAAATGTGGGGACATACTGTACATATTCCAGGTGTACAATTAGGAGAGAAAGGTGTACAGTTAGGACTTAATCCTGTTGTAGGTGCAGCATACAAAACAGCAACTGGTGGTAATATAACACCAGAAAATGAAGATGATTTTTGGTTAAGTAGATTTTGGCAATCGTGGTTAGGGCAGTCTGGATTCCCTGCTGTAGCGCATAAGATAGCTAATCTTAAGAATGATGATATACCAGATATGTATAAAGATAATAAATTAAATTATTTGTTTGGTGTACCTAAGAGAAAAGATGAAGAGGATTAATTGTTCCAATCAATGTAAAAATTTAACGTTGATTGCCCTCCACAGAGTTGGTTGTGGAAAGCAATTAAGAGGTGTGGTTCTAAACACTTCCAGTACATTACTAACTCCGTACGAGGTACGTATTTGCATACTGGGATTCGCCAGACAAGTTGAAGTTCGACTGCAAAGACTGCGAAAGATTCGAACGTCAGTTCCTGTCCTGTTATTTCTTTAAAGTATTCTTTTCGTCTACTAAAGTAACAGTATGAACGCACAACATTATTTTTATCGCAGTCTTCGCAATCCATTTCCACCTCACAGGAAAATTATTTTAGCTGTTAGCTATTATCCATGCTAATTCAAGCCCAATTATTACTAAAAGTAATACTACTGTACTTTCAAAATTCATATAACCTCCAAAGCTACAGGAAATCTAGGAATTTTATTTCCCTGTGTTAAAGACTGATACTTTACCTTTAACTTCTTTCCTACTAACTCTTCTCTTATCTTCCAATATGCAACTCTCTGATCTCTTGTTAGACCAGTACCAACATTAAAGATTGTACCTTCACTACTCGTGCATATGAAAGCACCAAGTGTTCCCTTAGGAAAACCATCTATAGAAACTTCTTCTTGCGTGCCTAAGATAACATATAAATCCCACTGGTGTGGTTTAAACTTCATCATACCAGTGTATCTCTTTCGCTGATAATCTCCATAAGTATCTCTGATAACGAATCCTTCAAAATTTTCGTCTATGTATTTAGAGTATAATTCCATAACTTCCCCAATATCTCTTACTAATGAAGATGGAACTATTTTAATAATGTTATCTGCTTTAAAGAATCCTAGTTTGTTTAACTCTGCTATTCTATCTATCTGTTTTTTACTGTTAATAACATCAAATATATGGTACTCAATACTTGCAGCATCATGATGTGGATTTTTACTTCTAGATGTTCTGCTAATAATATCTTGAAAATTCATTCCATGTAAGTATAACTCACCATCAAGTTCTATGTTATCAAGTTCAACCATTTTTCTTAATGCTTTATTAATATGAGAAACGTACTCAATTATATGTCCTTCGCTTGAAATAAGTGTTATATTGCCGTTATTACACACTGCTCTACACCTAACTCCGTCTAGTTTAGGTTGTATAATATAAGGTGACTTCCAGGTGTATAATCTTTTCTCCTCAAATGGATAGCAAAGTTGTATTCCACTGCGTCTGTTTCCCTTTTTAGGTTCTTCTGAGTTACTTATTACTGGAATATCAAACATAATTAAATCTCCTTTATAATATTAAGATTTGCAAATTCGCCAATACTAAGTTTAATTGCTTTCATTTATTTCTCCTTTTTGAGTGAATGATACCAGATGCCGATTTTACCCTTTTGATTAATTACTCTCTCAACTGCACCAGTCCTAAGGACTGTTTCAATACAGTTATTAAACTTAAACGAATCAACATCTCTCCATATCATAGCCATTAACTTCTCTTGCATAATCCACTTGTGGTCGTGAATAATCTGAGTTATAGTATCTACTTCACTAGCTATATCTGACTTACCAATAGCTCTAAACACCAAACCCATATCTTTTTCTACTGACTCTATATCTGCAATAGCTTTTACAATATGTTTCCACTCTATTACTAATTCACTTGTATAACTAGCTGCTCTGTTGATGGCAAGTTTAAGTATATACATTGGTTTTCTGCTATACCACCCAGCAAATGATTTGTCGAGACAGATTCTATTTTTATCTTTCTCGTCATATCTCATATACCATGCTTGCCACTTTTCATCTGCTTCAACACTCATCACATAATCACCTGCTATTCTACTAATCAAATATAAATCCTTAATCAACTTCTCCTGCAATACTTTATCTGCCGCAGTGAGATAAGGTTTTGGTGATTTACACTTCTTATCATCAGCCCACACAAATAATATACGGGATGTCAGTCCACCACCTACTGCTGTTGCAGGTAAGCATGAAGCCAATGACTCAGGTGTAGTTGCAGCTAAAAGATTCACAAACACTGAAGGGATAACATTACTACCCATATTCTTAGTTCTATATTTAGTTGGCATCTCCGAGCAATCAAACATATCAGTTAAGAAAACAATCATCTTTGTATTGTCTTTCTTCTGACCTATAAATGACTCAAATTCTTTGGAGATAATACTCATTGAGCTATGTCTAAAGTTCTCTCCGTTAGGCATTGGCTCGTCCATTGCAGCAGCATCCAAGTCTTGCAAAAGTGCTTCCTTTGTTATCTGGTCAGCAGAGATATTAATATCTGGTATCTCTGATAGTATCTTAACACCAAAGGAAATTGCTTGTGACTTTCTTGCTATTCCAGGTTCTGCTACAAACACTATATATAGATTAGGATAATAGTTTATTCTTCCATAGGGAAGTCTTACCTTCTTTCTTAAAGCCGCAGCTATTAGCGAGTGTGCTACCCATTTGTCAAACACAGCTGCTGGTTCTGTGTTCTTCATAAAGTCTAAGTAATTTTCAATCCAACCATCTTTAAGCGTTCGCATTAACCCTCCTCACTAACCAATTATAGTTCCAGTCGTCTACTAAAGCAACTTTTTCCTGTGTTAATTTTATTTCTTTCATTTCAATTCTCCAAACATAGTTTGCATAGCTTTTGAGAATGCTTCTTTATGTCGTTGCTTAGATATATCAGGAAGCTTATGTGAACTGACAAACGCAATAGCTTCTGCCTTCATGGCATCTAGACGTTTCAGTAGAGGATTAATATTGATGTTTGTTTGGTGAGAGAAACCTTGCAGATTCTCTAATGACATACTCACTGGTACAAGTATAACATGATATCTTACAACTAGATGTTGCGTACCTTTTACAGTATGGATAACATCTACTCTAGTCATACCTGATTGTACTATAGATATAGTATGGTCAGTTAGATAATCACCTTTAAGTTTCTCTCTAAGGTATGCCATAATACTTTGTTGCTCACGAGTATTAGTAACTACTATTATAGATGTCATTGTTTATGCTCCTTATTTAACTTATCTACTAACTGACTGAACTTTACAAATAAGGTATAGCTTAAAGACTCGCCGTATTTAAGTTCTTCTACGGAAGCTCCTGTAGCTTTAAAATCTTTTCTATCGAGAACTTCTAAGATACACTCTATTTGGTTATTTATACGGTTAAGATATTCAATATAAAAGCTCAAATCGATATTTACATTATCCCCAACTTTCATTGGGCAAAAAAACTTTATATTAAGTGCATCTTTAAATTTCTTAAAAAATTCTAAGTTTGCACAAGTTAATTTAGTAGATAGTCGTAACTCTAAATACTCTTTTCGGCTAATCATAATTACTCCTCCTAAAGGCAGAAATCTTTTGTTGTTAAACTCTTTGCACCATTAAATACTTTACAAGACAAAGTTCATTCTTGGTCGGCATAGTAAATCTCCAGTATTAATCTTATCCTAACACGAAGTTCTGCATCAGTAAAGTTTTGTTTGAGTCTTTCGTTAATGCTGTCTATTACATCACTTAACTTTATTACTTCATCTTCAAGATTTGACTTCTCTTGTAATATAAGTCTATAAGTTTCTTCAGCAATCATTCCTCTACCTCCTCTATCTCCAGTATATCCTTATCGTCCATATCTCCCCAGTGTGTACCAACCTTAAAGTCAACACCAATTATAAATTCCTCAAATCCAATAGTGATTGGACGCACCATACACTCAGTCATCTTCTCCATTACATCACTAATAGCTTCTTGATTATTATCACACTGCACATAGAGAGCATCATGTAACTGCATTGTCAAGTTGTATTTATCACCATACTTATCATAAAATATCCTCATTGACTCATTCAGAAAATCTCCAATAGTAGATTGTGGTAAGTAGGAATAAGCACTTCTAAATAACTTATCTCCCCAGATATCTAAGAATCTGTGCTTCCTTCCTAATGGAGTAGTCAAAGTTCTAGTTGTTCTTAATTCATTCTGAATGATTTGATACCATACTTTCAGTAGTGGATTAGCTTTGTGGTAGAGGTTGAGTAGTATCTTAGCTTCACTAATCTCAATACCTAAAGCATTAGCTATAACTTCTGGCCCAGCAGAATATGAACAAGCATGCCTTAAAACCTTACCAACTTTTCTCATCTCTGGAGTAATTAAATCATAATCAACTTCAAACATAAAAGAAGCAGTTAACTTATGCACGTCGTACTTACTCTGCTCTTCTGCTGATGCTGTGAAAGCCATCTTAAAGAAGTGTTGCAAGCGGGTATCTCCAATAAGATGAGCAACTATAACTGCTTCTGCCTGACGCATATCAGCCTGTACAAATATCTTACCAGCATCAGCACGATAAATCTTTCTGGCTATGGGCGGGACGTTTTGTAGATTACCTGAACCGTAAGTTAGAATGATTGACTCAGAAGACGACCATCTACCAAAGGATTTCCTACCCTCATTCTCTGTGGCACTACCAGTAATATTATAAGAAGTATGATACCTTCCTTCTGGTGAAGGTTCAGCACTCAAGAAACCATTAAGTTTTAATAACTTCTTATAGTCTAATATCTTAATAAGCCAAGGGTGATTAGGATACTTCCTTGCTAACTTCTTCATAGCCTTTGCATCTGTAGTCATTACCCTCGTTTGCTCCACAGACTTTCTTCTCTTAAACTGGGGTTCGAGTCCCAACTCATAATACAGTAACTGTTGCATTTGCTTTGAACTGTTAAAGTTAATTTCCCTTTTAAATTGACTATCCAATTCCAGTTTAACTACTCTGGTCTGCTCAACATTTTCATTGAGTAATTGTAATCGTCTTTCATTGTCTATCTTCACTCCTGTAAGTTGCATCATAATAGCAGGATCAATCATACTCATCTCAAAGTTGAAAGTCTTTTCCATTTTCTGCTTTATGAGTTCCTTTTCTAAAGGCTCAGAAATAGCAAAGGTTCTTATGGCATCGAGTACATTATATACTGCTGCATCAACCTTAGATAGGTTCTTCCATGGCTGAACATCTAACATGATACTACCAACGAAGCCTAGGTCACGAGGAAATTCAGGAAAGATTACATGCATTGCGATGAGAGTATCCATCCAAACTTTCTCAAAAAGTACACCGTGATGGTGCCACATGACAGCTTTATCATATGAAGCGTTGTGCATTATAACTTCACAGTGCCTGCCTAACTCTCCGAGTTTCTGCCATAACTGAGCTTCTTGTCTTGAGTTCACAGTAGAAGAATTGTTCTTCATATTATAGAAGCTCATACCAAAGTGAGCACTATCAGCAATACCAAGTAGGTAAGGATAGGCAGTACCAATATGAGCTTCAATGTCAAACGCAAATCGCTTTCTACTTTTCAGTATTGTATCCATATAATCCATGAACATCTCGAATGCCGCGGGAGCTACATATTGAGTCTTGTCTTTGGGAATGTCTGGACTATTAGAGTTATACACCGCTTTCCTTACGTCGAACACGGACACTGGGAACAACTTCCACTCATAGTTAATTGCCTGAGGATGGTAAGTTGGAATCACTTTAAGTCCTGGGACTAAGGTAGATTCCACAACATATCCTCTGGCTTCTGAAATCTTCTTCATTCCAGTAAGAGCCCATAATGCATAAGCTCCCATAGCAACCACTACGTTTGGACGAGATTCTTCTAACTCCATTCTTAACTGTTCAATCCACATTACCAGTTCTGGTTTTGGTACAGTACACTTGGAATCATAAAAGAAGTGGCTCATATTGTTGGCTGTTGGTCGTCTTAATGCTACATTTCTTATTCTAACATCTCGCCTATTTATACCGTTTTGAGATAAGATGAGATTAAAAGTCTTTCCAGCTCCATGCATATTTTGGAAAGGCAATCCAGTCTGCTCTTCTATCTCTCCAGGTGCCTCGCCTAAGAAAAATATCTTAGAGTCATTCGGCCCAGTAGTTTTACAAAGCATTATTCCTCCTCCTTCTGTTATAAGCATTAACACACTTTCTGTGATAACATCTTCCATTTGAAATTGGAATAAGTAGTTCTACTGGTTCTGTTTCTTTACATACATAGCAGTAGTCTTGTTGTGGTCTCCTTTGCTTTTCAGTAGCCACCTCAGTTCCCCTTTCCCAATCCTATAATTGGACTGTCATCTTTAATAGACTTCATAACATTCTCCATTGAATGAACCTCTCCACATTTAATACACCTTAAACAAGGCATCGCAATTGCTGTTGGCTTACCTGTTGGAGAGTATATAGAAGGAACTGCTTTGTAAATAGCAACTGATTCAAATATGAATGCTCCGCATGTGCAAGTAATTGTTTTCAAGCTATTAGCATCTACGTTAATGCTAGCTTGCATTGGATTGTTGCTCATTTTGCTTCTCCCTTATTAATAGTTATATTGTTGCAGTTATTAAAGCTAAATTCTGATGCCAATTCTGGTTGTTTTAAACTTACTTTTTGTTCCACATATACTTTTTTAAAATACTCAAAGTCTTCAGGAGGCATACTCCAAAGTACTCCGCTACTCGTTATATAAACTGGGTATGCAGTAACATCATCTAGTACAATACAATTTATAAACTCTTGTAAGTTTTGAGTGTATAAATTACCAGTTATTTTAACAATTTTCATCTTTACTCTCCCTTCATTTTAAAGTAATTAGTTATTCTTTGCCTCCCAACAGCAAATGCTTCAACCAGTTTTTCGCAGCCAATCGGATACATCTTCATCTCAATAGCAGCTTCAATAGTAGCCATACTTCCTGCGAACGGATCTAGTACAACAGCACCTGGTATTGCTAGTCTACTTAACAGTTCCTTGATAAGTGGTACTGGTTTCTCTGCTTGATGAATCCTTATGGAAGGTATAACATTAGGACACTGCACCCAATCAACCTTACCCTCAATCACTATCCTTGCATCAAGTTTTCTAGCGAACAGCATACTTTCATAGCCTGCTGACATCCACTTAGATGGAGCATTGTTCTGCCCACTTTCATTCTTAATCCAAATGATTGGTCGTTGTGAGCAGTTCCAACCTGCTACTTCAAACATAGATTTGATAATCCAGAAGTTACTGATAGCACAAAAGACAACAGCAAAACCATTGTCCTTTACTATCCTAGCTGCCTCCTTCGCAACATTGTTAATAATTGACATTGATTCCTCGAAGCCATCTTCATACTTAAAGCCTGACATTGTAACATCACTTCCAGTATGCCCTCCCAACCCAATAGTAATATCGTGGATATCTATCCCGTAAGGTGGGTCGGTAAAGAGAACATCAACACACTTGTCTTTCATACCTTTCATAAACTCAAAACAATCCACATTGTGAATCTCAAACTTATCTTCTTTGGTTTTCATTACTTGGTCGTAGGTTTCAAGTGCTTGGATAGAAGTGGATATTCTTTCGAGTCCTTTAACGGCTCTTTTAATATCAGACTTTGTCTTACAGCTTGCTAGTTCAGGAAAGTCTTTTAGTGCTTGTGCTAGTGCAAGGTCACCAATGACTGATGCTCTTGTCTTCCCTACCACCTGAGCCGTATCATCTAACTTCCACCCTACACCTTTGTCGCTACCCTGTACTGGTGTGCCGTGAATCTGCTGTTTGAGAGTATGCAATTCTTGCACTGCCATAATTTCTTCTGCAGGTGTAAAAGCCTTCCTTTGAATATTTTCCTCTAGCTCCATCTCTCTTAACTCAAATGGATTAACTGTGTCTACAAATACAACCTTAACTTTAAGACCTGCTTCAATACAAGCTGCTAATCGCCTCCCACCCGCAACTAACTTCATATCTCTGGTAACAACACAAGGTTGTAGTTGACCAAATCTCTTGAAGGATTCAGCCAAATCTTTTATCTTGCCCATTTCCTTCCTAAACCGAGGCATATCATCGGGTAAGATTATTTCTGTTGGCGCTACAACTCTATAACTATCCATCTATCGCTCCTTTCAATGCTTTAATATCTTTTATACTTAATCCTAATGCTTTGAGTATGCCTTTCTCTGCATCACTTAACTTGGTTGAAGAAGATTGTGCCTTTGGAGCAATGTCAAATTTTGACATTGATTGCATTATTCTTTCTGCTCTTCTAGCAGAATCTTCCTCAACCTTAAGTGTAAGAGCTTCTAGGCTATAGTCAAGAACATTTTTGAACATCTGTTCTAGCCTCATTTCTTCACCTTTCTTTTGCAAAAGAGATAAGTAGCACACTGCCCAACACAGAATACTGTAGTACCATTGTTACCATACTCGAAAGTATTCCTTCGTGAGCCATTACTATACACGCTCTTTCTTAATCTCTTACAAACAGTTCCTCTCATAGTTTACTCCTCAAGCTTTCGTTCGAGCATCTTTCTTTCTGTCTTCAATTGTTCAACTTCTTTCTCTTTAACTTCAATAACCTCAGTTAAAGATTCAATAAGATTCTTAGTATCATCTTTTAACTTTCCTGTTCTTTTCATTTTTAAACTCCTTTATGTGATTCATATCATCTGTTGCGTTAAAGTTTTTAAGTTCATGATTACTGTGCATAAACTCTACCATTGCTATGTTGCCAATATCAAGTAAGTGCTCTAAATTACCATCTTTCTTGTAAAGATTAATCTTGGTTTTAATACTTACTATTCCTTGAGTAGTTGTCCAGTTACTTACTTTAATATCTCCATACCTAAAAAATCCTGTAACCATTCTGTTTCGCCTAAGTAACTCATACAAATCGCACCATTGTGTTTTAAGTAAAGTATCTCTATTTGGTGCAATTGTAGTACAGTTACAATTTTGTAGCAGATGTTCTCTTATTCTTTCTGTTATTGTCAATATACTTACCTACTAACTTATTATAATGTTTACTCATTTCTTCAATCTCTTCTTTAAGTACTTCAAAATATGCCATCTTTGTTATTATCTTTGCTTTAAGTAATTGTGACTTTGATATAGCCATTGATTCTCCTTAAAAAGAGCAGGTGGTACTAGCCATACTGTACCCCAATATAGTAAGTAATTACAAACTCCACCTGCCCTAGATTATTAGATAGGTAAGTTATTTGAATGAGTAATTTCAATCTTATTCCTTACTCTCCAGCGTCTTAATGGTGCGCTTATAGTTAGTCTTTTACGACTTTCTGATAGAGGCGTTAAGAGTAATCTGGAGCCTTATGTATTTAGGTATGACTGCACATACTTCTATCTGTTCATTAAGCAGCAGCAATATCAACAATCTGATTATTGAATCTGCCTTCCCACTCCCTGATGCTTATAGATACAATAACCTGTATGCCAATCCATTCAGCATTTTGTACGCCGTCTTCAATCGCTTTAGCAGTGTTCATATCCACTTTCATTTTCTTCTGGAAATCCGCAATCATATTAATCTTGGCTTGGCGTTTGGTTTGCTTACCACTCTTGGTTCTGACCAACTCATCACCTGCTTTGGGAAAGTAATTCTTATACTGAATTACATTACCACTAACAGGAGTTTCATTGTCAGTCATAAATTCATCTGGGTCTGCTATTAGAGAAACATCCCATACAAGTGCCATATCAGCAGCATCAAACTTGACACCTATTATGTGACCTCCATATTGACCAGTGGGGATAAGAGGAGCAACCTTAAACTCTTGCTCAATATTAAAATCTGTATCAAATTTAAATCCACCTTCTGAATTTGCTGCCATTGAATCATCTACTTCTTCTTGTTCTGTTACTTTTGGTTGTTCTTTTTTCTGAGTCATGTTTTGCCATCCTTATTTTGTTTGAGTTGTTAGTTGTTGTTTAATTTCTTTCTTCTTCTTTCCTGTTAAGTATGCCATAATCTCGTTGTAGTCATTGACTAGTAAATCTGGTAAAATTCTTTTAATTCCAGATAGTCTTGACCGTGACTTATTAAACCCAATAGGTACGGTTTGTATAAGCCATTTAGTTTCACCTCCTTCCCTTTTTGTACAGTGATAGTAAACTTCATCAAAATAACCAGGAATAATTACCGGAAGTGCTCCTGTTAACATAGGTTTTACTCCAGTAATAACTCCCGATTCTTGGTCTTGTACTACTTGTAAATGAGCTATAAAGTGTATGTTGCAATTCATGTTAATTATTTGCTTCAATCTGCCTTCCATTAGATTACGAACCATCGAGTAATGTACTTGCCACAGTGGCCCACCAGTTGCACTTCTTTTGGAGTCTAGTTGTAAAGCTCTTTCCATACATACAGAAGTCATTGCACTTAAGTCATCAACTATTACTGATACATATTTTTCTTCTTTAACAGCTTTCATTATTTGTACAACATCTTTCTCAAATTTAGTCCAACCTAAAGGAGATAATTCGTATTGCTCATAGTCAAAGTCTAATCCTTTATAGGAAATAATAGAGTTTGCAAAATCAAAAACAAATCCAGGAGTTGGAAATGTAGAGCCCAGAATCGACTTACCTGTACCCGGATCTCCGATAGACATTACTTTAATATATTCAGTATTAACAGTAACTTCTTTAGCGTTCATTATTTTTCATCTCCTTTTGTATAGGTTTATACTCACTTATCTCAACAAAGTTGTTACATACTGGACATTTTATGGAGTCACAAACTTTATCGCAATTATGGTTAAGCAATTCCTTCTCTTCAAATACTGCTGCATCAGGATCGAGAACAACACCACAATTATTACATGCTATA